TTCATAGATGGAGTATCTCTAAAATGGAGTGTCACTAATGATTGGTCTAGTAATTCTTGACTTAATACTTCATTTTCATCACAAATAGATATATCAAATGTATTTATCGTGAGAGGTTGAGGGTTATGAAGTTTTACATATACTCTGTCTGCTGGTTCATAAAAGAGCAATCCACTATTCTGTCCCGCATTATCAAAAGAAGGGATAGTATATAATATCTTTGATGGTCTCCCTACCAATCCATTAAGAGTTTTCTGTGTATAATTATCTAATCTTACAAAATGAGAACCACTATTTACCATTAATGGAGTATCTGTTGATTTATATATCCAACCAATACCATTGTCATATGTTCCAGCACTGCCATTTATAGTAGGTCTTAATATAGGTATATTTTCAAAACCCATCTTTCTTCCTATGAAATCATCTCTCATTATATTTGTTGTATGAACATAATGTTTTTGGTCTTTCTGTAGAATGAGTGCGAAAATTTGCTCTTTGAATTGCTTACCAGATGTGAGTGTTTGATATGAATATTTCTGTGTATTTGATTGATTATTGAAAAATCTTTGTTCTATTTCTTCAATTGGAGCTGGTTCATTTGCTCTCAACATTCTAGCACTCCAATCATTATTAGGATTTAAATATGGTGATGGTATAGATTGTTTATCATTTGTTTCAACACCAGACCAACAAGAAATATCAACATACCTATCATCATCGGTAGATGCCATTTTTCTCACATAAACTCTAGGATACATAGACCAACAACCTTGATTAATTGGTTTTGGATAATGTGGTTTATAATTAACAGCACTATCTCCACCACTCCAATTATACAAATCGTAAGAGCAAAATAGTTCCCAATAACCCCAATCAAGAGGATTATTTCCAGTATCTAATCCAGCATATTTATTAAAATAAAATTTGACTACTTCATTCTCTACTCTTATGAGAAATTGTTTTATCTTTTCATCATTAGTATTTAGTAAGTATCTTCCACCACTTCCATCACTTAATTTTGGGTCACTTACAGAACCACTCTTGGCAAATGAATAATAATCAATTTCTCTCATAACAACCTCATCAGTATCAAGAGGATTAGTTGATGCTTGACATAATACAAGTTCAAAATTAGAACCATTCTTAATAGACCTTATCATAAAATCGCAATATGTATCATTAGGGTCTATCGCTACACTTTCCTTTGGAAGGTTTCCACCATTATCAAAATTAATTCCAAATGGATAAAAACTAGCATCTTGAGGTTTTGCTCTACATAATCCTACACCAAACTCGGTATTAATATGCCAATCTGTTTCATCTTCAACTACACCATCTAAATCAAATCTTAAATTACCACCTAATTGAGTTATAGGTGAATGTGTGATAACGCAATCATTATCAATGATAGGATTGGTGACGGCATCCTTTTCCGCTGTGAAACGGGCTACACTAATACTATTTTTGGTTTCTTTTGAGAACTCAATATCAAGAGGGTCATCATCATAATACCATTTGAAAACATCAACTAAATCCCATTCTGATACTATATTTAAATCTTCATTTGTATCTCTCTCCACCATACTTAAATCAAATCCTAAAAATTTGCCAGATGAACTATCATATCTATCACTTGCTAAAGGTAGATTGAAGTTAGGATTAGATGTTTTAATATTGTATAAGTCTGGATGAGGCACACCTTTTTTTAAAGCACTACTTACTGCCTCTCTAAATTGCCCTAATGAGTATGATTTTGACAATTCACCACCTTCAAGAAAAGGACACCATACCTCGTAGCCAGTTGTATCGGCACTTGTAGTTCCATCATCTAAACCAATAATATCTTTATTCCACATCATATAAAAACCATCATCACCAACAACTTTGATACTATTTGATTTATTGATTTTAACTGATTGAACTGCTACTTCACTATTGGGTTGTAATGTGATAGTTTCTTTAAGAAAATTTCTATATTGATATGGGTTTTGTTCTATACCTTCATTTACCGCTCCAGTTGTATTCGCAACTAATTTGTTTCCCGTAATAATTAATGACATACCTTTTTAATATTATAATATATAAAATTTTTATATTTCATATATTAAAAATGGGAAAAAGAAAAAGTTTAAGAACATTGGAAAAAGAAATCGTGGATGACGCAAGATATATTCCTTTAACTCCAAGGTATTATAATAACAAAGATGTAGTTGATTGGAATGGTGAATATAAGAAATGGCTTAAAGATAATGATGAAGCAATAAGAAAAAATAATTCATTATTAAAGAAACTATATATGGAAGAGAAACTCAAAGAATAAACCAAATTGGCAATAAAAATAATTATAAACCAAAATGGCATTCATATATATATTTTATTTGCCAAATTGGTTTATACTTTTTTACAAATTTATCTTAAAAATAAAATATATTTAAATAATAAATGGCAAATAGATACTTAGAGATTGGTGCTTCAAATGTTCCCTCAACTGGCAAAGTAAGTTTTAGAGAAGGTATGGCAAATCTTATCTTTCAAATACCAGCAATGAACTCAAACCTTATTCCCTCATCTGTAAGAATTGTTGGAAAGGTTCAATTTTTTAAATCATCTGGGGCGGCTGGTTCTTCCCCTATGGCGGTTGATGAAAGATTAGGTGTATATAGTTGTTTTGAAAGTTTAACAAGTCGTTCAATTCGTCACCAGCAAACAATTGAGAATATAAGACATTACGCACATTTCTTATCAAATTACCTTCCAAATACCTCATCTGTGAAAGATAATATTTCAGCATTATCATCACAATTACTCACATTCCCTAATTGGAAAGGATTTAATGAAAGTGTAGTATATTCTGGAAAACCTCAAGAGTTCTGTTGCCCCCTCCCTTGTGGTCTTCTAAATGGCACAAGTGATATACCCTTATCTAATGATATGCTCGGTGGTATTGAATTAGTCCTCTCCCTTGCTAGTGATAATCAAGTTATATACTCTCTTACTGGAAAAGATAGTGCTTTAAATGACGCTCATTATGAGTTCAGTGATTTGAAGTTAGTTTGTGAAGTTCAAGATACTATCCCTAGTGATGTGAAACCAGTTTTCACATATCAATCAATTTCATCTTACTATGATACAATAAATTCTCAAAATGCGAATGTTTCATTCAATCTTGGTTTAAGTAAAGTAAGAAGTGTTGTTTCATCATTTATTCCATCATCATATCTTAATAACAGAAAACAGAATGGATATTCCACTCTTATGCTTTCTAATTTAGATGATAGTGTGGCAAACATTAAGAAGGTTGTATGGACTAAAGGTGGTAGATTATATCCAAAACATTTTGAACTAAACTCTGTAATTAGAGATAGTCCAGAACAAGTATTAGAAGACCCAGTTATTCTCAAGGATTATGTATCATCTATCCAGAAATTTTCTTCAAATATGAGAAACACATTATCGGTAATCAATACAAGTAGAGATTTCACACCAGCTCAAACAGATACAGACCCTAATGATGTAAGGACCCAATATACTAATATTCCAGATGGAGGAATGGTCTTTGGATTAGGAATAACTTATGATGAATTAGGTGGTGAAGGGAGCGATTTCCGTGATGAAAATTGGGGAATGAATATCCAAAGTGGTTTAACATCTAACAATCCTCATTCAGTATTCATCTTTGTGAATAGCGAACAAAGTGTATTTTTCAACCAGAATGGTATTCAAGTTGTTCAGTAAATTTCCCTTTTTGATAATTTTTCTAAGATGTATTTTTAAATATTCATATAATATAAATATGAGTAGCAATAGCAAACCAGAGATTTTGAAAATTAAACCACCAGCCGTATTGACTACGGGACAACAAATAGATAGTGATGTGTTGCGTCCAGTTGTTTTCACTAGTGATAATTTATTCGCTAGATTTGAATTAGAACCAAAAGGTCACTTATCACCAACCTCATCTATTTCATTTTCAGTCGTTCCCACTGGTGATGTTGAGAGGGGATATTTCCCTCCAAATGTAGGAGTTCATTCATTAATTAAGAGAGCAGTTCTAAGAACTTCATCTGGAAGAGTAATTAGTGATATGGATGAGTTCGCACATTTTTCCAGTTTGCGTTCTATGATGAAATCAAATGATTTACAAACACAGAGAGAACAATACCTCTCTGGACGAGATATGGATTTTGAACCAGTTTTTAGTGATGAAGGTATTACAGCCCAGAGGTATGGATTAGCAAATGGACGAGAATACACGACTGTAGGTATTTTAGATGCTGATGAAGGTTCTTCACAAGGAAAGGCACAGCAATCTGGATTATGCCATCACAATTTCCAATATATTACAACTCAAGATGGACGCAGTAATCTATCACCATCATATTCTATTTCATTACACGAGTTATTCCCATTCCTAGCATCAAATAATCATCTCCCTCTATTTATGTTTGAAAGTGATAGAATACAAATTGAATTGTATTTCAGTGATGTTATAAATGATAGAGTATCTCTATGTAAGAAAGATGATGGCAATACTGATAAACAATTTGTAATAGACCAGAACTCTGTTGAACTCATTAGCGACCACATTTTCTACCCACAGCAATCTCTAGAACAGATGAAGAAAGATGAACCAACACAATATCCTTACTTTGATTATATTTTATCAAGACAGACTATCACTGCTAATGATGGTGACGCAACAAAAGATACAGCCAAGACTAATGTTAGAAATGTTGGTGGTGCTGGAATGATTGTGACTAGATTATTTGGTGCTTATGTTCCTACTGGTAATAAAGAATTATCAATCCTAAATAAATATCAAGCACTAGCAATGAAACCTACTACGAAAGAAAGCGGACAATTAGAGACCAATGTTTTCTATAATGAAAGGTTTTTATATCCTCTAAATTTGAAGAACAATTCAAGACATTTCTTTAATCTAACTAATTCAAACAAAAGACATTATCATACAACAAGAGAAGTATATAGTGCTTCTGGTGAGGCACTAGTTTTAGATGGCACTGCTTCACACAAATATGAAGGTAGAGGACAGACGGCTGGATTAAAAGGAACACAATTCTGGCAAGGATTTAGATTGAACCTTGGTGAGCGTGTTGGTTCAAAAGGTATTGAAGTAACGATGAATGCCAGAGGAGTTAATGGTGAAGGTGAAGGTTTAGATGATGGTGATTATACGCAATTTGTATATCTTGAAGTAGCAAGACAATTAGAAATGAACCCAAATGACGGACAGATAGAGACTATGTATGGTTAAACCTTTTTGGCAAATAAAATGTATTATAGTGTGCCATTTTGGTTTATTTCCTTTGATATTCCTAGCAAATTTGTAATTTTTATTTTTCATTTTTATCATAATGAAATATTTTTCCTTATCAACCCCTATAAATTAAAAATCATTACGATAAAATCAAAAAGATCTAAAGTATGATTATCACCAATTTCTATGATAGAAAAAAATACCCTTTTTTTTAATTAATTTTTTATCAAAAAAAAATCTAACCTTATAATAAATGAAAGTAGAAAACTTGAATGCCACAATCAAGAAATCCAGACCTAATATCAAAGATAGCACAATTAAGATGTATGAAGGAAACCTCTTGAAACTAAAGAAAATATTTGAAACAGATGATTACAAATTTTTAAAAGATATTGGAAAAGTTCAAGATAAATTAAAGGACAAACATTTTACAACACAAAGAAACTATTATAATTCAATCATTATTTTATTAATGGCACTTGGAGAAGATAAAGAATTAATTGATAAATACAATAAAATTAGAGATGAATTAAATGCTAAATATCTTGAAAATCAACAATCTGGTGTAATAAGTGATAAACAAAAAGAGAACTTCATATCCATTGATGAATTAAGAAACCTTATCTCAAAAATCAAAGATGATTTAAACATTCCAAAATTGAAAAAGAAAGATACACTCACAGCTAAAGAAAAGAAATTATTGATGGTATATTGTATTTTAAGCATATTAATTGAGAACCCTATGAGAAATGACCTCTCACAAATGAAGATAATATCCAAAAAGGTTTATAATAAATTGAGTGATAAAGAGAAAGAAGATAACAATTATCTTGTTATGGAGAAAACCTCACTTAAGTTCATATTAAACGATTATAAAACGAGTAAGAAATACGCAGAGAAAATCATACAAATTTCCAAACCTTTAGAGAAGATAATTAGAATGTATATGAGAATAAACAATCTTAAAAATGGTGATATATTGTTTCCACTTACTAGAAATGCTATATCACAATTGTTAATAAAAACATCAAAAAAATATATAGGTAAGAGTATCTCTACAACAATTATAAGAAAAATTGTAGCCAGTGATTTATTAAAAGATGTTAAGGAGATAGAAAAGAAATTATCAAATAAAATGGGAACTGATATAGATACAATAAAAAATGTTTATGTTAAGGAAACATCTTAGAGATGTATTTATTTTCTACCTTACATAATATTTTCCATTCATCAATACCTCTATCTCTTCTGCCACCTTCTCCTTCAAAATATTCCTCTGGGTTATATTCCCATACATAGAAGGCATTTTCACCCCAACCTTCATTAATACATCTCCAAACAAAATAACATTTTGCCGTTGGATTTTCTTTAATAAATTTTTCTGTTTCTTTAATCTTTCCCAATTCAAATTGTAAATCTGGATAATCTCCAAAGTTACATCTACGAGTTTTTAATTCAACCTTTATTTTTGTATCATCTTCAAGAGTTCCTCTATAATCAAACTTATTGTATTTGTCATTGTCATCACTTCTGGTATTGAATAATTCACATTTAAAATATTTATTAAGATGTTTTCTGGCTGTATCTTCACTCCTAAATCCAAATTTGAGGTCTTTTTGTAATTTTCTTTGGTTCATTGTTTTATACTTATACTTAGAAAATAATTTTAGAGAAATAAACGCACTAAACCATTTTGGCAATAAAAGATATTTAAACCAATTTGGCATTCTATATTACTTTTTATATGCCAAAAAGGTTTATAATAAAAATCTTGTATATATATAATAAACAACTATGAACCAAGAAACAGAATATACTGATATAGAGATGCTTGAGTGTAATAGTCGGTCTTCAGTTCAATATTTAGGAGGTGATAAATCTATATCATCACATTATACAAATAGATTAGGAAGGAATATAAAACTTAATAGAGGTGATAAAGTATCGGTATCATATTCATTTATAAATGAAAGAGGGTGTGGTATTCCAGATGCTATTGAGATTAATGGCATACAAACTGGAGATGAAGAATTATCAATCCCATATACAGATGTAGAAAATTTTGGTATTCAACCCGATAATGCCAGAGAAAAAACAGATACTACAGAATATTCAAGAGTAACACTTAAGGATTATAAGTTCTTTCCTAGAGATGATGAGATAAATGTTCCTATAAATTATTATTGTAATACTAATGGTGAGGGATATTATTTCTTACCAAGAAGATACTTACCAGAACAACCGCGAATGTTATATCCTACAGCTGACGACGAAAAAGACAAAGTTTTGGAGTTTCAAAAAAATATAGCATATCAATTATGGACTGGGGATGATAGTATTGCTAATGGAAGATGTTATTATGAAAGAGGAAAGGGTGGTGATGAATATTCAATGTGTTTGGCTGATATGATTTTTTTTTATGATACTACTGAAGGAAAGGATGGTTATTTTAAACCTAGAACTGATGGTGGCAAATTTGCTATATTAGTAAAAGATAAAATGGTTCAAAATTTTCAATATAATGCTGAAAGCACGACATTCTGGACGCATCTTAAAACCGACCCAGCACTTCAAAAGTATCATCTATATCAAGAAGTTCTAAACTTGAAACTTCCTAAAGGATATAACTCACCAGAAAATATAGCAGATAGATTGACAGAACAGATACAAGAAGAGAGACCATTAGTAGAATTAGATATAGAAGATAATGGAGAACCAGCCAGAGCACAAATATATTCTCGCTTATATTCAACTAAGACTTATAAACCTTTTAATTGTGCTGGTTTTCTAACTAATCAAAAGAAAGGTTTTGATGATTTTATGGCATCTTCAAATACTCTCCAAGCACAAAATTATGATGGGTCCTATCAATATATAGGATGTAATAGACCAGACTTATTTTTTGTTGGTAGGGAGTTTCAATCATATACAGAGCATCATTTTGTTAATAATGCTATAACAAAAGACCCTCACGGCGGTCCCGTATTAGATACAGCAATAAATACATCATTATTATATACAAAAGATAATTTAATAAAATTATCAAATATTTTCAAGATACAAGGGTTATATCCAGAGTTATTTGTAGGAACACCAGCCGTATTTGGTGGAACTATAGACCATCCAGATGCGACATTTGAAAACTCAAGATTTCTACATATTAATAGATATAAAGAAACCGCTGGGAATATAGGGAATGATTTGGGATATGACAACTATGAGGATAAGGGTTCAAACCGAGCATCAATGCCATTTTTTTTCAAATATGATAAATCAAATGAAGACAAATTTACTAGCGGAGATGACTTCAATGATTTAAGTTATGGATTTGCTACAAGATATAAAAATGGAGACGATTATTATATAGCATTGAGACCAGATTTAATTGGTGGAATACAAAATTATATTTTTGAGTTTGATGGAAATATAACCGCTGGAACAAGACAAATAGGTTGGGATTGGCATTTCAATGCGTATGGTATAGTATGTTGCCAATTATATTCTGGATATACTGATTATATGTATGACGACGAAGAGGGATTTATATTAGCATCAAAGACATTCAATACAACCGATAATCAAAACCGATACCAGAGAGGAGTTAATTTAGCACCATTAGTGACACAGACATATTTGGGATGTAATAATGGAGCAGTGATATATAATGAAGACGGACATTTTGCTTTCACACAATTACATACAGCTGAGAATGTAGGACAACAATACAATGCTGGGGATGACAACAACCCCAGTAGTGCGACATATAATCCAATTGTATCTAGTGCTGGTGCTAATGCTTACAAGATAAATAAACAATTAAACTTTTGGTCTTGGACACCAGAAATGAAACCATATGGCAGTCCATCTGGAGTTGAAGCATTAGGAGTAGTTTCTGGTGGTCTAAAGACTAGTGAGATATGGGTTGATGCTCCACTTACAGACCCAGCGTGGATGACTATTACAGAAACGGATGGGATACCTAATTTTGGTAAAATTAAATATGATAAATTAAATAATGCCATAGTTCCATATTCTATCATAGATAGTCAAACTGGAATAATTTTAAATTTGAACCAAGGAATAACAGAGGATACTATAAATGATAGTTTGTTAGGTATTTTGGGATTTAGTTGGGAACAGATAAACCCAGATGTGATTGATAGTTCAAATAATTATATGGCACGAATATCAACTAAAAATCAAAATAAATTAAGATATATCACAACTAATAGTGAAATAGTATCAACAGAAACAAAAGATTTTGTTGTGAATAGATACGGAGCAGTTCAATATACAACACAGATTACAATACCAATTGGTTATGAAGGATGGGTTAATGGAATAGTAGGAAACAAAACGGATAGTAGTGGAGACCGAGAGAAAACGGGACAAGCATTTAGAGGGAGTGCCTATACACAATTCCCAGTGATAGTTCAACAAACCAATTCAATAAATATATCTGGTGAGTTATTACCACGGAGAATGATTAATCCTTATTATTGTATAAGGAGTGATTTATTATTGGGTGGAAATAATTTCATAGGAGGAAGAGATGGAAATAGCATATTACCAATTATAGATGTAGTGAATAAAGAAAATGGTGATGGTGATTATTACTTCTCTGGAGATAGCCGTGAAATAACAATTACAAATGATATGAATATAAGTGAAATCACAACACAGATTACAAACCCAGATGGTAAGTTCTCCAAGATTGATAATGGATCTTGTGTGATTTATAAGATACAGAGGTCTAAAATTTTAGATAATACAATAATAGAACAAATCCTTCAAGCAAACCAACCAAAGAAATCAAACAAAAAATAATCTAAAATTATGCCATTTTATTTTATCATAGAAATACAAGAGGGAATATATAAATAATAAAACAATTTTATCGTGTATTAAACATTTTCCTTATATACCCCTTAAAAAAATAAATAAAACCGCAAAAATGTTCCTTTTTCATTAGATTTATGGTCTTTTATGGTCTAAAATACAATAAAATTATAATTTTATATCAATTTCTATACCTTTTTGACATAACTTTAGATTATTACGCGTTGTGGAGAGGAAATATTTAGATTTATTGCCATTTCATATGAGGAATATTCAATTTTAAGGTTATATATAAGAAATAAATACATATCATATATAAAAATAAAATATTGTATTATTCTAAAGATATGACAAGTTATAAAAAAATATTATTCATTGAAAATTTGAAACTCCCAAATGATATATTGTATATTATTAAAATGAATTATAAGTATGAACTCTTACAGAAACAATTTGACGCAAACAAAAAAAATCTAATTAATCATATAAATTATTATATTTTTTTAAATAACAAAATAAATAAAAGACATAAAAGAAAAGACAGCCTCTTGAAAACAATATTATTTTTTGATACTTAAGTTCCCCACTCCTCACTACTATCACTATCTACAATTATATCATCTTGGAAAAAATCATCTTGTAATAACAACTCAATATGCTTATCACCTTTATCTTTTATTATATCACACATATCATTAAAGAATATAAGATATGGTGTATCACTTAATATCTTTCTTATTTCTTGTATTTCTATAATGTTCTCAAGTTCCATTTATAATTGTTTAGATTTTTTTTCTGTGATTAATGTTATATATTTTTTGATTTCAACTTGAGTATCATTCAAATTTGAAACCAATTGTAACAATTCCTCATTTATCCTCTTTTGTTCTAAATATTTTTGTTTCATTTTTTCACACTTCTTACAGCATCTATAACATTCAAACTTATACATCTTTTATACTATAGGATATATTTTATTTTTCAACATCAATCACTTTTGTTTTCTTACCCTTTCTCTTGACTATTAACCTTCTTTTCTTCGGCTTCTGGTCTTCTGGTTCTTCACCTTTCTTCACCAATACTTTTAATCCTAATAGTTCCCTAACATCTCTATAATCTTTAAGACCAGTTTTGTAATATTGATTTTTTTTCATTATTGCCCTTCTATAATCATACTCATTATCATATTTGACACCATCTACTACTTTGGAAACTTTCATTTTCTCTAATTTCTCTCTATTATCATTTAATAAATTTCTATGTTTTTTCTCTCTCTCACTGGCAGTATAACCATCTACAAACCTAGTATATTTTTTGTTTGTTTCTGGTTTCTTTACTTGCTCTTTCTTCTTCTTCGCTTCTTCCTCTTTCTTCTTCTTCTCTTCTGCTTCTCTCTTTTTGAACGCCTCGTCCATTCTTTTTTTATCTGCCATTGACTTTTTATACATCTGTTCCTCAGTGGCAGTTGTTTTAATTCCTATTTCTTTCTTAAGTTCGTAATCTTGTATCGTAGTCCATCCTTTACCTTCTCTCTTTGCTTTTTCATATTTAAGTTGTTTCACTTCATCTGTATTTTGTAGTTTCAATGGTTTAGAAAATTTGCCTCTCTTACGCACAACCTTTCCTAATACAGCACCCTTCTTGATAAGGTCGCCTTCTTGTTTCTTTTTCTTTACTTTGTTTTCCTCTCTCTTCTTCATCATAGCTTCTTTTTCTTCTTTGGTTTTTTCTGGTGGCATACCTACCTCTCTTGGTTTTCTCTTCATAGCATTACCACCACCTTGAACTAATACCAGTTTTTTTTCTTTATGGTTTATCTTATATCCATTTTTTTCAATCAAGTTTATAAGACCTTGTTTATCAGTGCCTTTTGGAATAACTATACTCATCAAGACATTATGTTGTTTAATCAATTTTCGTATCTCGCTAGATTTCATTTGTTCTTTGGGAGGAACATCTGGGACATTTTTGGAAATTTTCTTGGGGGGCATATTTATATATATGTAATATTATTTTCTATGTTAATAATAAAATGCCAAAAAATAATACAATCATACATAAGACACACTCAAAAAAGGAACTTATTCACATTATCAATATTTTCAATATTCCTATGGCTGTATCACCGAAAGCGAACAAGTTTCAAATCGCTTCTCAACTATGGGAAACTATATCTAAAATAGATTATTTGTATATCAATCCTCATAATGAATTAATGATAAATAACTTAAAAGAATTAAGAATATATCTCCAAAATCAAAACCCAAAGAAAAATTTATCAATTAAAGAAAAAGAAAATGTATCTTTTATCTCTAAAAAAATTATTCATTATTGTAATAATTCATATAATCTAGAGATTTCTATGTATGATAATTTAATTGATATATACAATGATGCTCTATTTATCTCTAAAAATGGTGAGATGCCTATTGTAAGAAAATCTTTAAAACTATTAGATGGAGACCCCAACAAAATGTTTGATGTGAAACCTAAAATCACTCCTATGATTATGAGAGAACTAGAACTAAAAGAAAAATTAAAAACCAAAAGAAAATACTATGAATGTAAGATAAGGTTTGGTAAATTTGTGATTAATTTTGATTAAACCATTTTGGCATATAAAAAGTATATAAGAGTGCCATTTTGGTTTATATATTCTTTTATTGCCAAATTGGTTTAGAATATTTTTATATAAGGTATAAATAAATATGACATATATGCCATCATCAATATATCTTAAAAAGTTGAAAGAAGATAGTGATGCTAGAATTGTTACCGCTAGTGGAGATAAAATAAAAAAAAATTGTGATATGTTACAAGATATAAATAGAAGTCTTGATGGAATACTTAAGGACTTTCAAGATTTCAAAAAAGATCTTAAGGAGATACAAGAACTAGTGAGAAAGAAAGAAGAAAGGGATATGAACAAGTGGCTGACTTGGGGTTAGTCCCCTTTTTGAATATTTCTAATATCCAAATTTAAAATATATTATATAAATAAAAATGGCAAGTTTCTTTAGAGCAGATGATAAGATTTCACTAGAGCAGACAGATGTTAGAATTAGTGCCGAGAATGGTCTTTCATTCTCTCAAAATCAAACAATTGGAATATATATACCACCATCTATTAAATATTTTTCTGGCAAAGATAGTTATCTCCAATGTGAATTATTGATTAAAGATGATGTAGATGAACCAAATGATTGCTTTGCTACTCGTCTTATGTTAGATGGTAGTATAGGAGGAAACGCATTATTTTCATCATTGAGAGTATATGCTGGTAATAGAGAAACATTATTAGAGGAAAATACTGAATATCCTTCTTATGTTAAACTCAAGTATGATTATTCAAGGACAGATGTAGAACAGAAGAAGAGAGCGATGACAGAGGGGGCTGGGTGCTGGGTTCCCAACACAAGAGGAGCATTGGGAACTACTAAATCACAATGTAATAATTATGTATTTAATCCATTTATGGATACTATAAACGCTGGTGATAATGACAAAAATGCCACTGAAACTGAAGGTGATGCTGGTGCTGGATTGAACTTCATTAAAGCAAAATTATGCCTACCTCTCCATTGTGGTATATTCGCAGAAAGTTCAAAGGTCTTTCCTAATCTTATGACAAATGGTATTTATATTGAACTCGTTATGGCACCAGCCAGAAGTCTATTAAAACAAATGGATAGTGTATTGAGAACTAGGAGACTAAGATTAAATCCATTATTCTCTGGTGCTGGGGCTCACGCTACAAAATGGTCTGCTGGTGGCAACGCTCAAGAGGTATGGTTTCAAAATGTAGATGGTAAAGCATCAGTTCAAAATTTCCCATTTGTTCTTGGAGAAAAGATTGGATTTGTAGAAGATAAATCAGATGGTAGTATTGATGGTGTAACTACTATTGGTGGTGGTAAAGATACCTATGGTGCTGTTATTAATAAGATTGAATGGGATGATACAAATGGAAAGGTTAAAGTAACAATTGGTCGTGGGACTAATGTTACAAGCACATTGGAAATGGATGCGACTGCTAAAAATTGGTTTGCTTATTCTCTTTCTTTAGAAGATGCTACTGATTGGTCTCCATCTGTAGAAGTATCCAATGTTGAAATGATAGTTCATAAGGTAGATGCTTCTATGTATGAAAGTGATATGAAAGGTAAGATAGGAAGAGGTGGTGTTATTAATTATATGATACCGAGTGTATCTGTAAGAACCCATAGCACTCTTGAAAGTGAAAGGCAAAGCACCATCCCTCTTAATATTGATTTCTCTATGGCAAAATCTATTATGTGTGTTCCTACAGATAGTAATATTCTAGCCGCAAGTGATAATGCGTGTGGTAAGGGAACATATCTTCAAGTAAAGGATAGTGGTGGAAGTTCTCAAATTGATACGCAAATTTCCTCAGTATCTACTGGTTTTGAAGGATGTTCTAATGGTATTTCCTCATACTCATTCCTCATTGATGGGAAACAAACTCCTTCGCGTGCTATTTCAACTAAAAAGGTGAGTGATAAGAGAGGAGGTATTGATGCCAATTTTATGGTTGAATTAGAGAAGGGTCTTCTGGCTGGTGGAATTGTAACCAATTCATTTGAAGAATATGCCAGAAACTTTTGTATATCAAGAGTTCTTGCGATTGGTGAGGATGCTGTATATGATGGTAGAGGAAAGACCGCTCGTCTTAATTGTTCTTATGAGGGCAATACTGCTGGTGTAGATAAACCTAGTGTGAATATGCTATGGAAAATATTTATCAAACACCATAAGAGACTAGTTATTAAAGGTGATAGTATTATGGTTGAGAATTAAACCAAATTGGCAATAAAAAAATAATAAACCTAAATGGCATCCATATATACTCTTTTATTGCCAAAATGGTTTATATTGAAATTTTAATAATTCGTTTATTTGCCAGAATTATTTTCTAATATATAAGTATAAATATATAAATGGAATATTCAAATGAAGAAATCAACAAAATACTCACACAATACAAGAAAAAAAGAGAAAGAGAAATTACAAATTATCATACAAAATTAAAGAATAATGAAGAATGGCAACAAAAAAATAAAGAAAGAGCATTAAATTATTATCATAAAAATAAAGAAAAGAAAAAAACATCGTATCAAAATGATAAGGATTTCATAAATGCTAGGGCAATGTTGAGGTATTATAAGAGAATTAATAAAGTTCAATCATTCGTGGATAAATACCCAGATAAAGTTGAAATATTAAGTAAGCGTGGTGTTGTAGTGATAGAAGATGAAAATTTACAGCCAGAAAACAATATTTTAGAAAATATGAAATAATTTAATTTTTCCGCAATTGTTTAATTTTTCCGCAGTTTTTTATTATTTTTTTTTAATTTTTATATTTTTTTTAAATGTTTTATCTCTAAAATTAAAGATAAACCTTTTTGGATATTTTGTAAATTTGAAAATTATTTTTTTTTGAAAAGTGCGTTCGTTTAAGAATTATTTTTTCTATATAAGTATATAAAAAAAAATGTTCAGCACTCAAAACTCAAAAACCTCCAAATCCTCAACCCCCAAAAACTCAAGCAATAAATCCTCTAAAAAATCTTCTAATACTAATATAAGTATGAAGTGTGAAAAATATTTTAAGACCTTTAATTTAATTCCAAATCGCAAAGAACCAACTTGCGAATGGAATAGAAAGAAGGGTCGCTTTTTAAACAAACATCAGTGGAAATCTTTTGATATTGATACACTTCAAGATTGGGATACACCCAAATCAAAAGGTTTGCCAACTGGAAAAATAAATGATTGTATTGTTATTGATTTAGACTTCTATGATAAATATGATAAAGAAGGTAATTTAAAAAGTAAATTTGATTTTGAAAACAACTCATTCATTAAAGAGTTTGGTGGATTAGAAGAAGTGAAACAAAGATTTAATGAAAGTTTAATAGTTCAAACAGCCAGAGGTGGATTACATTTATATTTTAAGTATGACCCCACAATCAAAACCACTACTAACAGCAGTGTTGGAATTGATATTAGAAGTGATGGTGGATATGTAGTATCAATGGGAACTCAAATTGATAAATCTGTATATGATGGAAGGTTCAAAGGTAAAAAAGAATTAAAGAAAGGAACATATGAAGTTGTGAATGATAAACCAATTAATACTATTCCAGTTGAACTTGCCGTCTGGCTACAGAATAATTTGTGGAGGAAAAAAACAATCACTAAACCAATCAAGAAAGATACAAATGGAAATATTCAAGCAAATGAAAATGCTTACGACCAAGATGCTGTGGATTTATCTGCTTACAATTATGATTTTGGTGATGATGAATTAAGAAAAATCCTAGATGGTTTAGATGATAGATACTTCATAGATTATAATGATTGGATTATTTTTTCAACTGCTATGATGACATTAGACAAATTTGAAATATGGGATGAATATTCCAAGATGAGAGGTGGTAATAAATACAATAAAGAACATAACCATCAACATTGGCATAACAAGGTTTTCAAATACAAGACATTCTTATGTTTAGAACATCTCCTATGTAACTCATCATATATTACTCAAGGTGAGGAAGATACAACTGAAATCAAAAAGAAAGCAACTCAATATCTAGGATATTACAAATATAAACCAACTAACTGCCACACAATCCAGCCAGATGTATTATTGGAAAAAGATAGAAAATATCTTGATGCCAAAGGTGATGGTTCATTTTTAGAATATGAATATAATGGCAATATTGTATGTGCTAGTGATACTGGCACTGGCAAGACAACTGCTATGAAAAATTATATCAAATCCTCTAATTGTAGGTTCATATCAATTGTTTCTAGAATTACACTTGGAGAGGAACAGACTAGAGTTTTCAAAGATGCTGATATTGATTGCCATTGGCACAAGGATATAGATGAGGAGTGGTTTAGATATGAAGGTGAAAACATTGTAATTACTATTGATAGTCTTATGAAGATGGGACATTGGAAAGATTTTAATGATTATGTAATATATCTTGATGAGTTCAATAGTCTCATTGAATATTTTGTAGGTTGCCCCAATCTAGATACAAAACGCACGATAATCAAAGATTTTCTAAATAAAATTCTTACACAATCAGATAGAGTGATTGGCACTGATGCTGATATTAGTGATAATTCATTATTATATTTGAAACAGCTAGGACTTGATTACAAATACATTAAAAATCAATACAGACACAATAAAGGTATTAAGGCACAAGAATTATACTCCTATGATGAACTTATGGAGAACTTATACAAATTAGATAAGTTTATGGTATGCTGTGATAGTAAGATGAGTTGTATTAAAATACACGATGATTTACTATCTAAAGGTTTTGATAAAACCAAAATGGTTTGTATCACTAGCGATACAACAGAGGCAATCAATCTTGATGATTATGATATTGTTATATTCTCTCCTAAAATTGTTTATGGTTTAGATAGTGTAATGGAGAGAGAAGTGTTTGCTTTTATGAAAGGACAAACCATATCACCAACAGCAATGGTTCAACAAATAGCCAGATGTAGAAATATCAAAAAATTATCATTCTTATTTCAAGATAAAACTTGGAAACCATACAAGTTTGAAGATGTTGATGAGTGCCGTGAATATATGTTGAATGGTATGAATAGATATAGATTATCTTGTGGTTATGGCGATGAAATGAATGAAGATGAAACAAATTTTAATGAATTAGTGATTAATTTTGAATATTTGAATGATTGTTTCAATACTAATAAGTTCGCACACTTTCTAAATATTATCAAGACGAGAGGGTTTGAATATGAAGTGAAAGTAGAAAAATCATCTGGCATTGGCAATCAAATCACCAAAAAATACAAAGAACAAAAAGTAGCAAACTTCCAAGAGGCACTAGAGATTGCCAAGAAAGATTACAAATGGCATATATTAGAGCAAGAACCTATATTGGAAAAATGTATCAAATTAGTTGAAAATAGAAAAGAGTATGAAGGTTCTAGAGATGAATTACAGAAAGAGTTTGACGAGACACACATCCAGTTATTTGAGATTGGAATGGTTGGTTATGTTGATTTTGAAGATGAAGAAGAATATATTTTAGAATCATTAAATATACTAAAACAAGAAGGCGAACAACAAATAAAATTAAATGCTAGAGATAAGGTATTAGAAAAACATATCAAAGATGGATGGGCGAAAGTTATTGATTTGTTAAATATCCCTCTTGAGGATTGGGAAAAATTTGCGGATGTTATCACTTGTGAAAAAGAACTAAACAAATATTTCTGTAGAAAACAATACTTTATAAATGAAATTGATTATGAAGCAATCTTGAAACATAATAAGGACTTCAATATCAAGAAGTTTCAAAGCGAGAAAAACAAGATAATTTTTATAAACAAACTCAAAAAAGAGATTGATATGGTTGATGATGTATTTGATTTCAAAATGAAAAATATTGTCAGTGATGCCACAGCTCAAAAATTATTGTTGGAATACAAATCCATCTTTGGAAGATGTAGGCAAAAGGATAATCCATTCTCTACTGCTAAAGGTTGTAAGAGTATCATCATCAAAGAATACAAAAACCTATTTAGCAAAGATATCATTATCACCAAATCAACTACAAAGATTAATCCAAAGACCAAGAAAACCGAAAAGGTTTATAAATACTCATTGAATATGGAGATGATTGAAGCAACCAAAACATTGAGTTCTTATTGTGATGATTATTAATTATCAAAAATATCAAATAAAATAAATCTAATTTTTTAACATTTTTTTTTATCATACAAATACAAGAGCAAATATTTTAGATCTTTTGTATTTTTATCGTGGTTATTTTTTTTTAAAGGTGTTAGTAAGGAAAAATAACAAATTTTCTCATTTTTTAATTATAAACCATTTTGGCAAATAAAAGATATATATGGATGCCATTTTGGTTTATATATTTTTTTATTGCCAATTTGGTTTAATATACTGACGCACTCTGATTAGACTGCCGTATATTTGATTGTGATATCTGTGCTATTGATGTAGGTGCTTCTGGTGTAATATTTGTTTTATCTGTATATTTATCCGCATTTTGTTGTGCTACATTCTTGTCGTGGTCTCCAAACATCTTAACAATTCCACCAATACCACCTATGGCATTACCAATACCAGCAACCCATTCCAAGCCGGGGACTAAACCAACAACATCACTAGCACCAGCGATAATATTTCCAACCTCACTTATATCATCAGTAGCACTAGCACCTTTATCAAAGAAGTGCTTACCACCAGATTTAACCAAATTTTCTATACCATCATATACTCCTACTCCACCCATAGCCGCATTTGTTACGGCACCTCCTACACGCCCAGCGAACTCCGCATCGTCCTCTGCTAATCCAGTGACCCTTTGAATACCTTTTGTAAGAATACCAGATTTAGGTGGTGTTTCTTCACTTGGAGGGGGGTTTGGTTCATCAGCAGTTCTAGTATCTGGTGGTGCTTGTGATGGTTGATTATTCTCTGGAGATGGTGTAGGTTGTGTTGGTTCTGGTTGTGGTTCTGGCTCCAATGCTGGTGTAGGTGTATCATTATCAAGAGCATTAGAAAAAACATCATTGGCATCTAATTTCTCTCCAACGGCAAATGACCTACGCAAATTTGTTGGTGCTACTTTCTTATTACCAATAGTTATAGAAAATGATTGTCTTGATGTAGGTGCTTCATCACCAACAAAAGGGGGTCTATCGTCTGGTGTTTCTGTTGTAGTATTTGATGGTGGAGTTGTTGTTGGTGTAGTAGTTGCTGGTGGTGTATCACCACTCATAGGAGGAGTATCACCACCTTCTATTAATTGTTGTCTAGATGATTGTGCCTTCTGTTTTGCGTTTCGTAGGTCTCTCTGTATTCTTGATTGTCTATTTTCATACGCACTCTTTATACCAGAACCAGAGAACAAATTAGATAATGTATCTTTACCATAATTTAAATCACCTAATACATCATCTTCAGTTTGTTTTTGTTGTGCGTCTTTCTCTCCAATTAGGTTGTCTTCATTTATCGTTTCATTTTGTCTTCTAATAAATTGAGCCCGTTCATTTGCCGATTGAACATCCGCATCGTATCCAAAACTATCCATATTTATTATATGAATATATTTAAAAATTTGCTTGAAAAAAAAAGGAAAATTAATCATCTTTCATCATCTCATCCATAACATAAACCTTTTTGGCATCATCACCTTTTTTAACATCTTTAGGTGTGAAATCTTTTTGTTTTTGAAATGGGGATGGTTTCTCTTTTGGCATCTCATCAATCATTTTTTTATCACCAATACCCAAGAGTGTTTCGTGTCTTCTATAAAAATGTGCTGGGTTCTGTTGTCCGTCTATGTATAAAAATGAATGAGGCTGGTCGTGTGCTAGATTATAATATGTCATAAATAATTCATCGCTCCCACACAACTCACTATACTCTTCTTTTATCTTGTCTAATTCCTTTGAATTATTCTGGCGAAATATTAAAACATTTGTGGCATTATTTCTTATGATGGTTCCTACGCTACGGAATGATTGAGTAGTCAAAAAAATACTCATTTCATAGTGTCTAAATTTGGAGCATAAGAATGTTATATCATTTGTTTTTTTGAAATCCCTAGAGAGGATGTCATCTAATAAAATTAACATCGTTGGCATTTCCTCTCTATCATATTTTTTTTGTGATGCTATAAGGTCTTGTATCATTTTATCAGTATAATGGTCTTCACAATCATCAAAAGCATCTTTGAAATATTTTCCTTTTGTATCGTTATTCAATGTATTAGAGATGATTTTGTAATAGTCCCAGTAGTCTTCTCCATAGAAGTCACTTGAATTTCTAAGAGCATTGATAAGATAGTTAGTCTTACCAGAACGCACAGAACCTATGATTAATGTTAAAAATTGTGGTTGTGGTAGATGAGTATGAATTGGTTTATATTTGTTTGTCTCTAAAATATCATTAACTTTTAGAACCTTTGGCACTGATTTCTTCTTTCCTTCCATTTTATTATATACATAGAAAATTTTATTTTTTAAATTTATTCCAAATATCTTTATCAATTCTTCTTGCGGGACCACCCATAATAACAGATGCCAAGCGAGATAATCCCCAAGAGTATGCCGTTTGATTTGGTCTGGAGCCAGAGGAATAATAAGCACCTTTTCCTTTCATAATTATTTTTTCAGCACCAGTTTTAGAGATAATATTTTTATATAAATATTGTTTATCACTTATCTTTCTACCATATTTCTTTTCATACTTCTCAACCCAAGATGACCTCTTTGTTGGTGCTTTTGTTTTTGGTCTATCTGTGCCTTCAAATATACTCTTAATTTGTTTTCTTCTATCATATCCTTTAAGTCCTTTGAGGTATGTTTCGGGAACTTCTCTTGTTTCACCTTTATATTTAATTTTAACTTTCTTAACCATTTATTATGATAAAATATTTTTATTCTAGAAATAAACTAAATAACAAATCTTCTGGTATTCTATATCTTGATAATTGTGTTGTATCTTTATTTTTTATATTATTAACATTCTTATAATCTTTATATTTTTTTCTCAAATTTGCTGTATTAACTCTAATTATTTTTCCATTATCTATTATTGTTTTTGATGTTCCTATTCTTGCTATATGTTTTCCATTTTCAATATTTCCACAATTTCCATCACATAGTTTATTATGCCAATTTGGTTTATTAGTCCATATTCTAGTTCTTTTTTTGTAACCCCAATCACTATACATACAATAATCAACATCATAATAAGGCAAGTTTTTCATAAATGGACGCTCTTTCAATCTTGATGATTGTGGGTTTTCAATGAAATAATATTCTGGCTCAAAATAATTGATTATCTCTAATGCCTTCTTGACAAGAACATCTGCCTTTTTCATTTCTTCTTCTTGAATTTCCCTTGTATATAATACACCTTTCCTCATTCTATTGATAAAACATTCTTGTAATCTACTATATTCTACGCAAGGAGGTGACGCCCATACTATATCAAAATGATCTTTAGGATATTGTTTATAATCAAAATCCATTATATTTACTTGATGGTCTGCTGGTAATATCATATCAACTGATACTTTATTCCAACCTATTTTATCACATAACTTTCCAACAGAACCAGTGCCAGAAAACAATTCTAATACATTCATTTTATTATATATTAGAAAATTAATTCAAAAATAAATCTAAAAAATAGGTATTTTTTTTTATCATAGAAAATGGTGAGGATGTTACATAAAAAAAAATCAATTTTATCGTATGGTTTTTTAATTTATAGGGGTATATAAGGAAAAACAAAATCTTATGATAAAACAATTTTCAATAATTTACAAATTTACTTGATAATATATTCATAAGGGTAGAAAATAATGAGGTTCTAACTCATTTGTATTAAAACATACTATCTCGCTATGATATAATGTATCTTCAAATATATCTAATGGTAATGATATGATAGTTGTTATTGGTGGATATTTATCCCTAATTTTCCTCCATCTATTAGAGTTTATCTTTTGATTTAATCTAAAACCCATTGGTGTTATTAAGATAATAGGTATATCATTATCAACTAATTCCAACACTTTATCCATAAAAACCTCCACGGCTAGTTTTCTACCAGTGCCTAAATTGAAAGGAGGGTTCATAATTACAAAATCACAATCTATCTTGTTTTTCTCTTTTAAAAAATCTTTTCCTTCTTTAATTTCATAATTTATCTTTTTACAATCAAACAAATTTGTCAGTCTTCTATCACCACAACAAGGGTCTAATATTTTTTTAGGTGTATATTTTTCATTTATAATACTATATAGAAAATTACATATTCTTTTATCAGTAGGAGTATCACTGCGTTTTTTTCCTTTATTCTGTGATTTCTCATAAACACTCATTATTATAATATATAGTTAGATAAAAATATACCAGATTGGCAATAAAAGGATGTCATACTTTTTATGGTTAATTATAAACTATAAACCATTTTGGCATCCCTATATACTCTTTTATTGCCAAATTGGTTTATAATTTATATTTAAACTTAAGGATTAATTACTTGTTCTGGCTGTGATGTGTTTGTCTTTAATTCTGGTTTTCTATGGCATTCAATACAACAACATTTTATATTATCGCATTTTGATTTTTGAATAGTAAGTAACACAGATGTTAGTATTCCACCAACTACTCCTATAAATACACCTAATTCACTCAAAGTAAATCTTTCCATTTATATATATTGTAGAAAATTTTAGAAACAATCATCAAAAAATCCACTTTCTCCATAATAAACATTTCTAGGTTGTGTCGCTTTTCTAACAGAGTTGATGGTTGCCATCTTCTTTTTTTCTTCATCTTCCTTTTTTCTTTTTTGTTCTTTTCGTTGTTTTCGTAATGTTTCATATTTAATGATTGCTTCTAATTGTGCTTCTTCTAGGTCTTTTTTTGTAATCGTTGGTTCTCTTTCTACAACCTTTTCTACCACTTTCTCTTGAACTGGTTGTGGTGGTTTATCATCTACATAATCTTCTAATTCTTTTGTCTTTTTCTGTTTTGCTCTCTTCTCTAACTCTTTAATCCTTTTTTTCTCATCAGCATTTTTTCTCCTTGTTGCTAATGCTTTCTCTCTTGCTACAGCAAGTTTTCTCTTGTGTTCTTCACTTAATACTCTTTTCTTTTTAGGAGGTTTTGTTGGTTCTGGTTGATTTGCTTTCACAAATATATCCTCTTTGCGGTATAATGGTTCTTTCTTCTCTGGTATTGGCATCACCTCTTCCTCACCATCATATACAAAATTAGGGTTTGTCTCTCCAGTTTCTTCATCAACATCTTCCAAATTTTCTGGGTTGATTTCTTCTACATATTCTTCTACTACTGGTAATTTATCCATTTTATTAATACATATATTTTAATTATTTTGTATTAATTTCTAAAAAAGTATATTATAAAACTATATATTAAAAATTACTTTAATTTAAATCTCTTCTTATAATCACTAACAGATGCTTTGAATGTTGGTTTATTCCAAAGGATATATCTACTGAGCGAACCGGCTGTCATATATCTATCCCAGTTCTCTCTTTTCTTATGGCGATTTAAATATCTTTGTTTTCTCTCTGGGTCTTTATGTATTGTGAAATCACTCATACCAGCACTGCCAAAATGAGTGGTTTTGATCTTTTTGTCTCCATCATAAAAGATTGCCATATATTTCTTTTTTGAATTTGTTGATTTTTTGATAACTACTTTCATTTATTATATATATATATTTTTTTAATTCATAGATGGAGTATCTCTAAAATGGAGTGTCACTAATGATTGGTCTAGTAATTCTTGACTTAATACTTCATTTTCATCACAAATAGATATATCAAATGTATTTATCGTGAGAGGTTGAGGG